GCAACGAGAGCAGCTTAATGAAGAAACAGCATCAAGCGAACGTAGATTAAAGTCTATTGCACAAAAGAAAATAGGCAAGGCATCCTTGCTTGGTCGGCCTATGGAGCAAGCTGAAGCGCCAGCAGGCCCAATGATTACTGAAGGCTTTCGAATGTCTGGAGGTAAAGTTTTAAAAATCCCTAAACGCTCAGGTGGTTTATTTAAAAGGGCTATAAGCGCAGCTTTCGGTGCTTCAGCTGTGGGTAAAGGAGTAAAGGCTGGTTCTTTGATAGGAAAAGGCACAAAAAAATCAGTTAAAAAGGTTACAAAATAATGGAATTACCTAAAGAGCTTGGTTCACTGACGGACTTGAAGCGACGAGAGAATGACGCATTTAAGCGCGCTTCCATGTGGCACAGTACGCTAGACGATGCCTACGAATACTTTCTGCCTAACCGCAATCTGTTTGAAGACTATGCTCCAGGCCAGCAGAAGATGGATCGTATCTTTGACTCTACTGCACTTGAGGCAATCCAGCAGGGCGCAAGCAAGCTACAAGAAAACATTGCCCCTATCTGGTCACGCTGGGCTACCTTTGAGCCATCTGATTTAGTTGTTAAGCAGCTTGAGGAAGGTAACTTTGATGTTAGCTTGGAAGACATTGAGGCTAACTTGCAGAATCAGGCCGAGATAATCTTTGATTACATCAACCGATCTAACTTTGCTACTCAGTTCTATGAGCATTCCCTCGATCTTCTTATTGGTACAGGCACACTTCGTATTGATGAAGACGAGAGCGACGAGATGCCCCTCATTTTTAACGCCATTCCGCAGAAGGGAATAGCATTTGAGGAAGGCCCACAAGGTAATATCGAAACGCACTGGCGACGATTTAAGGTAAAGGCTCGTAACCTAGAGCGTTACTGGAAAGGCTTCGAACCATCAGAGAAGATGAAGCAGGTCATCAAGGATAAGCCAGACACTGATGTCGATGTGCGCGAGGGTGTTGTCTATATGCCCAAGAGTAAGACCTACTATGGTTGCGTATGGGTAGCCACTGAAGACCGTATTAGCTGGATGCAGGACTTTGGCGAGTCTAGCCCCTGGGTGACAGGTCGCTATAGTAAGGTAGCTGGTGAGATCAGAGGTCGTGGCCCAGCACTACAGGCACTCCCTGATGTACGCTCACTGAACAAGGCCAAAGAGTTTGTACTCCAAAAAGCCGCTATTGACCTAGCAGGTATGTATACGGCAACCGACGATGGTGTAACTAACCCCTACAATTTGAATATAAGCCCAGGCATTGTTATTCCAGTTGGTTCTAACAACAGCAGCAACCCATCTATTCAGCGTTTAGATACAGGATCAAACTTACAACTTGCCCAGTTCCAGATCAGTGAAATGCAAATGTCGATCAAGAAAGCCCTATTCAACGATCTTCGTGATCCTTCTGGTGCTGTGCGATCCGCCACTGAGGTTGCCATCGAGTCGCGTGAATTGGCAAAACGCATCGGCTCTGCCTTCGGCAGATTACAGACCGAAGTATTGATTCCCATTATTAAACGAGTTGCATCTATACTTACTCGCCGTGGTATTATTACTCCTATTGAGCTAGATGGTCGTCAGGTCGCTATTAAGTTTATGTCACCATTGGCAAGAGCGCAGGACGGTGAAGACATTCTTAACGTACAACAAGCTGTACAGTTCGTGCTTCAGACTGCCGGCCCAGATCAAGCCAAGATTGGATTTAAGCTAGAAGACTTTGGAACGTGGGTTGCCGATAAGACTGGTATGCCTGCCGAGCTAGTTAGAAGTGCTAGTGAGAAGCAGATAGTAATTCAGGCTGGCGCAGAGGCTGCTATGCAAGGCATGGACACTAGCGGTAATCCTCCTGTTGAACAAGGACAAACTGCTATATGAGTTGGGATACAATTAATCAAGCGACCACTAATGCAGAAGATGCAAAGGTGGTCAATGCAGAGAAAAGACAGGCCGCTGCTGAATTGGCTCAAGCGTACAATAAGTGCTTCTCAGGTGACATCGGGAAGCGCGTACTTGAGGACATGACGCGGAGGTTTATCTTCAATAACGACACCCCCTTTGGTGCTTCCAATGTTGATTACGAGGCTGCTTACCATAACGGTGAGTCGGGAGTTGTTAAATTTATTATCAACCAAATGCAACAAGCTGAAATATTGTAAGGAATATTTATGATTGAAGAACAGGCCGCAATAGAAGAAACAACAAGCGAAACCCTGTTGGATGCAAGTACGCCCGAACTAGGTGAAGGTGAGTATTTTTTATCCGATGGTATCAAGGGTACAGGTGATAGTCCCGAATGGTACAAAGGCGACAAGTATAAGTCTGTTGCTGAACAAGCCAAAGCCTATACTGAACTAGAGAAGAAGTTCGGTGGTTTTACTGGCGCACCAAAAGATGGCTATGCTGGCCCAGAAGGAATTGAGCCTGACGATGCCCTGCTGCAAGAGCTAACTGAGTTTGCTGATAAGACAGGTATGAGCCAAGAAGCCTTTGGTGATGCCTGGGAATTGTTAACAGCACAGAGTGAAGCGGTAGAACAAGTTACCCAAGAGCAAGAGATTGCACGACTGGGTGACAATGCCGGAGAGCGTATTAAGAATGTTGAGGGCTATCTAAAGAACAACTTAGATGCTGACGACTATGAAGTGGTTCGTGATCTAGTAACTGATGCTAAATCTATTGAGCTGGTAGAGTATTTGGTTCGTGCTACTGCACCGACTAAGCTACCTATTGATGGTGGACAGCATCCGACAGGCATGACCTGGGGTGATATTGAAACCCAGATGTTTATGAAAAACGAAAATGGACAGCTCCTCCGTAGCATTGATGCTAACCATGAAGCCAAAATCCAGAAGATGATGCAAGAATTTGGTGGCGACAAGGCTCATACCCGTACCTTTGGCGGTTGAGTTTATGGGGTGAAAGGTGTATAATCGGCACACTGGACACCCCTTTCTATTAAGGCCCAGTAAATTTAGGTTGAATGCTGACCAAGTTTACTCGGGTACTCAGCTAAAACCTTGAAAAACTTTTTATTATTTATTACTCTTTTTCGAGGAAATCATTATGAGTAAAGTATTATCATCCGTAGCGGTAACGGAGTTTGACAGTCTTGTTAAACACGCATACCAAAACGCTGGCCTTTTGAAAGGCGCTGTAACTGTACGAAACAACGTAGTAGGTGACACCTACAAATTCCGTAACATGGGTAAGGGTCTAGCTAACCAGAAGTCTACTTCTGATCTAGTAACTCCTATGGACATCTCTCACGGCTTCGCAACTGCAACTCTGCAAAACTGGAATGCTCCAGAATACACAGATATGTTTGATGCTCAGACTGTAAACTTTGACGAAAAGCAGGAACTTGCAAGCACTATCGCACAGTCTCTTGGTCGTCGCTGTGATCAGCTTGTCATTGATGCAATGGACGCAGAAACTACTTATGCTGACACTGTTGGTAAAGACACTGGCGGAACTGCTTCTAACCTGAACATTGAAAAGATTGTTGCTGCTCAAGTTGCGCTTCGCTCTAAAGGTGTTCCTAACTCTAACCTGTATGCTGCTATTGAAGCAAAAGGTTTGGGTGGTATGCTTAACGAAGAGAAGATCAGCTCTGTTGATTACAACAATGTTAAAGCTCTGGTCAACGGTGACGTTGATACTTTCGGTGGCTTCAAGTTTGTAATTATTGAAGATCGTGCTGAAGGTGGTTTGACTGAAGCAGCTAACGTAGTTGATTCATACTTCTTCTCTCAAGACGCTGTTGGTCTTGCAATTGGTATCGACATTAAGACTGACGTTGATTGGATTGCTGATCGTACTTCTTGGTTGTGTAACGGTATGTTGAAGGCTGGCGCTGTATCACGCGATGGTCTTGGTATCGTTAAAGTTCAATACCTCAAAACTGCATAAGGAATATTATCATGGCTTTTTCAAGAGACGGCTTATGCCGAATTGGTGGTTCTGGTGTTGGTGGAGCTACTTGGCAGTATTCTACTGCTGATGCTACTTCTGCTGTTGTAGCAGACACTAACTACTTTGCTTCTGCTAAGGACGAGCTAGATGCTGGTGACGTACTTATTGTTGTTGGTACTACTGGTGGAACTCCTACTGGACGTATTTCATACGTTGAGTCAAATGACGGTACTACTGTTGTTTGTGGCGCTGGCGTAGTAATCACTGCGTAAGTAGTAAACTGAATGGGGGTTTCGGCCCCCTTTCTTTCAAGACTAAAGGTTCCCTATGGCAAACAGTAAGCTATCGTTAATTAACAATGCACTTATTCTGATTGGCGATGTGCCACTGACATCCTTGACTAGCGGTACTCGCGCTCAGGTTGTAGCCACAAGCCTGTATGACAATATCATTGAGAACGAACTTAGCAAGCATCGCTGGGGTTTTGCTCGTAGCATTGCAGAGCTTAGTAAAGATGCAGCTGCTCCAGTAGGTCATGAGTGGCAAACTTCATATACACTTCCTGCTGACACCCTGACATTAATTAAAATTGATCCAAGCGTTCCATACCAAATTATAAACAGTAATGTTTACTGCAATTACAGCGGTACACTTTTCTGTGATTATATCCGTAAGCCTGAAGAGTCTGCATGGCCCGCATACTTTGCTAAGATGATTGAGTATGCTTTGGCTATGGACTTTGCTCCATCTATTCGTGACAATGCTTCTTCTATGCAACTACTAGCTAACCAATACTTGAACGCTAGTCGCATGGCTCGTTACACTGATTCACAGCAACACCCGCAAATAGCAATTCAGGATCAACCATTTATTAACGTGAGGTACTAATGCCTAAGTCACAATTTCAACAAACCAGCTTTGCTAGTGGTGAGTTGTCACCATTACTTAAAGGCCGTACCGATCTTGAGCAATACTACAAAGGCGCTGAGACCGCTGAGAATGTAGTCATTGTTCCTCAAGGTGGCGTTAAACGTAGACCTGGAACACAGTTTGTGGAAAGCATTGTTCGAGCATTGACTCGCCAATCCGCTATTAATCCTACTATGCCAGCAGCACCTTCTGGGGATGAGGTTACAGAAGGCGCTAAGATGAATGATGGCAATGATGCTACCTATGGTCAAACAGATGTAAGTGTTGGCATTGGTACTGTTGTAGCTAAGTATGACCTTGGAGCTACGGCATCTACTTGGTCACAGACCTTTATAGACATTAGGAATATTATTGCAGTTTATACAGGGTCGGCAGAGTCTGGTTCAAATGATTATACGTTTGGCGCAATACTTGAACATTCTGAAGATGATACAACTTACACTCAGCTTGCAACTTTTAACATAAACAATACCAATGCTCAGAACTTTAGATTTAGACTTGATACTCCTGGAAGCGTACTAACAAAAAGATATTGGCGATTAAAAGTTTCTATTGCGTCAGGCGTTCCATATCAAGACTTTGTTGTTCGTATAGGCGAATACGGTTTTAAAAAAGAAGACGCAGGCATTACCGAAGGGAAAGCATTTGATTGGGAATATGGCCCTGATCAAAACTACTTGGCAATATTAACTGCTGGTAATTTGCGGTTTTATAGAACTCCACACGCTGGGAGTGCAAACACAGTATATGTTGCTGATGTTGTTGTTCCGTATGCTACAAGCAAAATTAGTCAAGTTAAGGATGCCCAGACTGAAGGTGTGATGTTAATGTTCCAAGAGGACTATCCGCCCATTCGGATTATCTTTGATGGACTAGACAATATAAACTCCTTTGTTGTGGATAACATTCCATTTGTTAATTTGCCACAGTTTGATTACAACGATAGCGATAGCCCTCCCCCTGTAAGAGCGCAACAGATTGCAACTTTTACTGGATTTGCAGACAGCCAAAGATATGCTTTAAGCGTTAATGGCGTTACAAGCAAAGATATTGTTTACGCAGGTGATAGCGATGCTAATGAACAAGCAGCTACTGCATTTAATATGCAAAAGAATTTGCAAGAAATGCCTGTGTTTGGATTTGATGGCGTTTCAGTAGAAAGAACTGACGTTAAAACATTCACCATTACAATGCGTGACTCGTCTGCTAATGACTACAACTTGTTTAGCGGATACCCTACGTCTGGTGGAGCTAGTGACAAGATTGGTTTTGCAATCGTTAGCCCCCAAGGTTCACCAAGAACCGAAGATGTTTGGTCTGCAACTAGAGGTTATCCTAGACAGGGCGTATTCCATGAAGGTCGCTTGTGGATTGGTGGTACAAAGTCTAAAAGGCAAAGCATATTTGCAAGTAGGGCTGGCAACTTCTTTGATTTCTTTTCTGAAGAAGGCGACGATGATGAAGGCATATTTGTAACTATTGACTCCCGAAACATAACTGACATTGTTGATATTAATCCAGATAGAGGCTTGCAAGTCTTTTGTTCTGGAGCTGAGTTTTTGGTCAAGGGTCAAACCCCATCAACCATTACGGTTGTGTCGCAAACACAGCATGGGTCATCTAACCTTGAGGCTCAGTCTGTTGATGGCGCTACATTGTTCGTAGATAAGAATGGCAAGACCTTACGCCAATTCGTATTTAACTTTAACGAGGATGCTTACACTTCTGCTGACATATCTGTACTGTCTTCACAGTTGATTAACAACCCTGTCGATATGGCACTGTTATTAGGTAACACCACAGAGGATGCTAACTGGGCGTTT